CCGCCTAGAATGCCACCAATGTTAATGCCCATACCAAACCACCACTATGAATTGACCGCACATTATCATGATATCTCCAAAATACTAGCCACGATATTTAACCCCACACTGCCAGTACCCTCAACCGAAACCACTTCTGTCGCTTGAACCACAAGAGGAGCGGTTAAAAGTTCAATCGTTTCGTTAGCGGCGATCTGTTTTGCATTAAACAAAAAACTACTGCCCAAGGTTATAGTCACGGACAACGCACCACTACTGGGGTTGCAAGCAAGAATAGATTTTAAGACTCCTGTTTTAAAGTCAGGACAAGAATACAAAGCTGTAGAGGCTTGGCTACTAGGGGTTAATTTTGCGTTTAAATATACATTAGCCATTAGCTTAAAAACCAGTTTAGTGCAGTCGAGTCATCGTCTGCAATTTGTTGAGTATTTCTAAACTGATTTAAAAACACAGAAAAAGAACGCACCACCTCATTAAAATACTTAGTATCGTACCCCTCTGGGGCTAATGGAAAAAATGGAAGAGGAGTTTTTAAAGACATTATCGTTTCCCATCCGGACGTATTTCAATGCGAGGAACACCCAATCGCCAAAGAACGTTTTGATCCGAGGACTCAACCTTAAACGTAAAACTCCTACCGCGAAGGCGTGTAAAATACTGGTAGGTGTATTGGTCAATGGGGTCAACCGAGGTTTTAACCACCGCGTTAGTGGAAGAAGGAAGAGCCGACGAACTAGCAGTGTCTAAGTAAACTTGTCCGGGGAAGTTACGACTTGTAAGGACAAAGTTTAAAGTAGACGAGGATTCTTGATCCCTAAAATTAACATCAGGAATCACCCTTTGTATAAAAGAAAACTGGTTTCCCTGATTTATTCGCATGTCTCCGGACTGTATATAAGCAGTGGCTGCATCATCAGTAAAAACCGCCCCTGTCTCGTGGTTATACAGATAGTTATTAATTCCCGTAGATAAAGGAAAGTTGGAAATTCCCCTGTCTAGCCACGCCGACCTATTCATTGTTCCCGTAAACCAAACCTTTTCAACGTAGTTATAAACCACGTAACGGTCGTTTTCTGTGTTTAAAACACCGTCAGTTACCGTGTCTGACGGGTAAAACCACCAAACCTCCGAGAAGGATACGTTGGCTCCTGAAATAACTTTTTCTCGCTGAGACGTGTTCATGTTATCAAACACAAAGTCCCTAACGGTGCAGGGTATTCTTTGCACCGCCCCTGTAAAAACATAAAACTCTGCGGTTCCCATCCAAAAAACACTATCGTCCACCGCAACCGCAGCTTTGGGACTTGCAATGGTTATGTTTTCAGAAATTAAATTAATTCCAAAAGTAAACGGCGGTCCGATAAACTGCATCGTATGAATAGATACATCTGTAAACACAAGTATTTGCTGCCGTGTTTCAACCGCTTGAATAATGGTGGAACCAGAACTGAGCCTTAAATCCCCTGCCGTGTTTATCGTCGTAGGATACCACTCAACAGGGGTCTCACTACTACTAAACCTAATTAAAAGAGGGTCCTCAATACCATCGCCATCAGGGTCGGTAGAACTAATACCCAGACCATCGCAGCCAAAAGCAATCACATGGCGGTCCCTATCGGACAACATTACCTGAAGAGCGCGGGTAGGAACAGACGTTCTGGTCACGGAATTACCCGCAATATCGGTAAGAGAAGCTATGTTCTCGGAACGATACCCCGTGGTGTTTGAAAACTTAAACTTGTCCCAAAAATATATTCCACCCCCACGATCATTAAGAAGAAGATTTTCTCCAAAATTATCCTGCGACCAAAGCCTTAGTGTAAGATCAGGGGCTAGTACATCTTGATTAACAGCATCACCCCAGCCAACATAATCGTTGGATGCGCTTGCGTTGCCTACAGCTAACACACACGCTTGAGTGGTGTGAACAAGATCAGGTGTTCCAAACATTCCCCGTTGCACAGTCAAACTCGTAGATGAAGGAATCCCCGTTACCTGAACAAGCTCCGCATAACTCGCCGCAGTAGGTTCGTTAATTCCGCTAGTACCTGTGGAAAGCGCAACTTGGGACATAACTGCTGTTTTAGGATTAGCAGAGAGGTCCATAGAATTAATGTTTATATTGTTCGGTATACGTGCAGAGTTTGAGCTTCCTTGATTAAAGGCTTTATCGGAGTTTAAAATATAGTTAGTCACATCTGTGCTGTTAAACCAATCACTAGACTTAGCGGTAATAGTCCTAGACCCAGCTACAAAGTCTATTTCAACGAAACCGCTAGACACACCGTCCCAATCTAAATGAAGAATGTCCCCAACGGCTACGCCAGTTACAGCATCAACATTCAGTGTCGTGGCTCCGGCTGCTATTGTAACACTAGAATCAACCACAGTAGCGTTACTGGTTGTCCCGCCCCAAAGACCAACACCCCAACCCGCGCCAGATTGAACGGAAGAGTTTATGCCTGTGTTGATTTGGTATGTCGCCACAGTGCTAGAACCGCCGTTCCCAGTATCAGCGCCGTTTGAAACTACTTTTATTGCAACGTCATTTAACCCACCTGAGATAGTAATAGAGGGAATACTGTTCCCTGCTTGACGCGCACGGATGGTGTAAGTATTCCCGTTTATCACGGATAATATCTGATACTCTTGGTTTAAAACAGCCGCTGTAATAGTTCCGGCCCCCGTGCTAAGGGAAGCCGCCCCCGAAAACGTCACAAAGTCATTTAAAACAGCCCCGTGATTAGGGTCCGTTACCGTAATAATTTCTGAAAAAGAACCGGTCGTTACTGCAGAGAATGTTGCAGTTCCAGTTGAAGTTCTTCGAATAGGCGTTACGTCATTAAAAGCATCGCCCTGCTTAACATAAAACTTCTCTTCCGTTCCAAGCCCTAAGAATTTATCGCTGTTTAACGCAACAAACTCATGCAACCCACGACACGCCCCCAAAAAATTATTGTTAGTGTTTCTAGTCCATCCATTTAATTTTTCAGGGAACCCAAAACGAAACCTGATTTTATCCGAGTCAACCCAACCGTTCTCCTCTGCGTAAGGAGTGACTTCCTTGTTTATTCCGGGTTTAAACTTCAGATCGGATAAAGGCATATCAGTCTCCTCATGCGGTAAAGGACTTTCGAATACCGTACATCGTAATACGACCCGTAGATAAGTTCCCAGAGGACGCGCCAATCCGAATACCTATAACGGACACGTCTCCATTGCCATATGTCATATTAGTTCGAGAAGCATTGGAGATCGCGCCGGTGGTGTGATACCTACCAATAGAGGGAATTAAAGGTTTAATTACTCCGCCGCCGCTGGAAACGGTATGAGCATTGTATAAAGTGTAACATTGAGTCAAACCTTCATTGGCATCATTGCCCATAGCAGCGCCACCATTTAATCTAAACGAGGTTTGAGCGCCAGTGTTAAGTTTATAATTTGACCCTGTATCATAGGCACTGCCAACATAAACTTCTGCGTTAATAGTTACACCATCTGTCACAGGAACAACAGTCACCAACTCAAACTCATATGCGTGATATACGTTAGGGTCAAACATAGTGTTACTTGCGAATGGCGAGGAAAGATTTATGTTATCCGGAGCGCCAAACTTCACATAATCAACATTGCTGATTACCACAGAATGAATGAATTGCCTACCAGTAGGCGCAGGTAACCATTGAGGCGCTGAGTTTTGACCAAGGCTTATTAATGAGTGCCCAAGTGCGCCACCCTGAGAGCTAATTGTAGACAATCCAAAGCCTATTGCACCGTCACCATATATTTTCATACGAGTGGTGGAACTTGTTGTGGCTTCAGGCGTGGTTCTAAACTCTATTGCCCCGGGAATCTTGTTAGCGGCAGGAGTGCCGTCAACCACCGTTCTAATTTCCGCAGCTTGGGGGCGTACATCAGTGCCATCGTCTCCGGAAAACTTTATGGACCCAAGTAAGTCACCACTCGCAACAACGGCAATGTCACCTACTTCTGCGCCTTTTGATTTAGCAAAGGTCAGTAGCGGTCCGATCTGGTTGTTCTGGCTGTGCGTAATAGAAATCCCCGCAGGATGGCTGCTATTACCCTCTACTTGAACCAAGTGACGTTCGTCTCCGACAAATCTGCTTGCGGCTGTTCCAACTAAAACTGTATCTGTAGACGCTTCTGTGCCAAGTAAATTTTGAAGGGTGTCACCTTCCACACGAAAATCTACGTCACCACCGGCAGTGTTTACAACAACCTCTGCTTGTGCGCTTGCGTGGCCCAACTCCAGAAAGGACAGGGTGGACCCACCCGACTCCATGTAAAAATTTAACTCCCCGTTTTCAGAGCCATCTGTAGGAGATTTTATTTTTCCAAGTACAGAGCCGTAAATAATTTTCTCTGGAGTGCCTGCATCGTTGTATCCCGTAAAGAGTACTCCGCCCAAAAAATCATTTGTTGCTCCCGCCTCAGACGGGTTTCTCTCCAAATCTACAAAGGGTCCAGAAGCAGAACCCGTATTTGTAGATTCCACGGTTAGCTGAGGTGTACTTGTGCTTGCCGTCCCGTCTGTAATTGTCAAAGGCTTTGTAAGAGGGGAAATGTCCTCCGTAACATGACGAACAGAAGATGTACTAGCCCCAGAACCGTCTGCAAAAAGAATGGCGAATTGAT